CCGGCCATCATCAGCCCCAGCACCTTGCGGCCCTCCGGGGACTTCAGGATGCCATCGCCCCCGTAGTAGCGCGCCGCCTCGATCCAGTTCCACAGCATGTTGATGGGGAAGGACTGGAATTGCGTCACCACCGAGGCATACCCCCTGAAGGCCTTCTGGCGCACCTCGGGCCCCTGGAAGAAATTGACCTTCTCGAGGGCGAACTTCACGGCGTCCTCGCGTGTCTCCACCTTGTCGCCCACCGCCCGCGCGGTCTTCGCCATCGACTGCAGCACCGCGGGATTGTTCGCCAGCTTGTAGGTGGTGATGGCAATGATCATGCGCGACGCCTGCTCGGTGGCCTGGAAGCCCAAGCCCAGCACCTCGAGGACGCGCCCGAAGCGCCGCCCCAGCGCGTTCACCGCCTCGCTGCTGTGCTTCTCGAGGAAGGCGGGGGCCTGGTCACGCGCCACCATGGGCTGCAGGTACCCCAGGTCCATCATCTTCTGGAGCATCGCCTTCACGTCGGCGTCCTCCTTGAGGCGCTCCATGGCGAAGACCTTGTCGGCGCGAAACGATGCGCGCATGGCCGAGAGGACCGTGTTGGAGGCGCGGGCCATCTCCACGGTCGTCCGCCCAATCCCCGCGTGCGGGGCAAGGAAGGGGATGCCCACCTGTGGGGCCTGCACCAACTGCAGTACCGCCGAGGACAGATTTCCTCCCATGGTGTAGTAGTAGGCGAGGGCGCGGAGGGCCGCCTCCTGCGACTCATCCGTATACATATAGTTGTTGTGCTCGTCGGCGAGGCGCCGCACGTCGCGCGAAGGGATGTCGGCGATGGCCTCGGCGCGCTGGCGCTCCGTCGCCGTATTGGAAATGGAGTGCGCCATGGTGAAGACGTAGGCGGGGTAGGTGGCCTTGAGGTAGGTAGCGGCATTCTCCTTGTTGAGCCAGCCGCCCACGTCGCGGCGCTTCTGGAGCCTGCCCGTCTTCTTCGCCTCGGCGATCTCCGTGAGCTTGCGCATCAGCTTGTCAACGGTCTCGCGCGCCTCTCCCCTCTGGGGGGACACCAGCGCCTGCAGCACCATGTTGATGTTCTCGAGGTAGGCGCTATCCGGCAAATTCTTGTAGAGGTCGTCGAGGTTGCGCGCGTCAAATACCCTGCCGAGTTCCGTAACCCCCGGGCGTCCCACCAGCGAAGCGCGCAGCGCCTCCGTTTTCCTAAGAGCATCGCGGTCCTGGGCGGCCAGGGTGAGGCCCGACCCCTCGGGGGCCTCGTACATCTCGCGCCCATCCAGCTTGTACTTGAGGCCGTAGCGCCCAGAGCGCACATGGGGAAGGTAGCCCGGGTGGTAGAGATCCTCGAGGACCTGGAGGAGCCTGCCGGCACTCTCCGTCTCGGGGTCGGCGAGGAGTTGCTCGGTGGTGACGGAGGGATTGAACCCCAGCTTCACCTTCATCGCCGTCACGTACCCCGCGTAGAGATCGTCGAAGGCGGCGCGCATCTGGTCCCGCACCGCGGCCACCTTGGGCGGGAGCGTAATCACATCCCCGGCGCGCGACAGGTCGTAGGCGCCCGTGGGGACGGTGATGGTGACGGAGCCGTCGGGGTTGCGCTTGGCGAGGATTTTCCGCGCGGCATCCTCCGCCTCCAGGGCGCGCGTGAGGAGGAGGGTCTCGGGGGTGCTGAGATTGCCCAGGTCGCGCGTCGAGGGGTAGTGCTTGTTGCCAATGATGGAGCGGATTTCCATCATCGACTTGACGCTCTGCCAGTAGGGGATGAGTTCGGGGAAGATGGTCTTCTGGTGGTTGATCTGCAGGAGGGAAAGCGAGTGGCGCATCCCCGCGTTCATCTGGTAGAGGGGGGACTTCGCGGCGCGCCCAGTGGCCTGCGCCAGATCCTTCGACACCAGGTTGATGTGCGCGGCGCGCTGGAGGGCGCCCTCCAGGTTGGCATCACACAGTATGGAGGTCATCTACGCACCCTGCAGGAGAAAGGAATACTTGTCTCGTCGAGCATCCGGCTGGCTTCCGCGGAACCCTTGAGGAAATTCTCCGCGTCCTTCGTCACCCCCTCGGGCGCCTTCGTGGGCACCACCACCGGGGGATTTTCTCGTGCACGCGCCTGCTGTTCTTGCTTGTCAACTTTCGCAAGAACGCTTTCAGGGCTCCAGTTTCCTTTGGCCATCTCGCCGCCATTGAGCCAGCGAATTTCAACTTGGATGCTGGGGATTCCCTTGTCTCGTGCTACCGCAACCCGAGTGTTACCTTCGTAGATGTATGGCTCGCCCCTATGGTTGACATCTATGGCGATGGGATGCGAAGGATCCCAACCCTCGCGGGAAACCTCCTTCTCCAAGGCATCGTATTGGCCCTCACCTCGGCGTCGGCGTTCACCCCTAGCCCCTGGAATGGTGGCAACATCCGCAGTCGGAAGGGTCAAGATCTCCCGAAATTTAGCCGTAATTGTACCCGCAAGTGCCCGAAAACCACTCTTCTCGGCCATTGCCTGCTTTTCGGCAATCCACTCGCGGCCTTGCGTAGTGCCCCGCAACGCCGGGTTATCTTGGTAGTAACCATATTTCTTCTTAGCTAAATCCACATCTCTTGCCGCAGGGGGAGCCTCCGGCGCCTTGGTCGGGATGACAAGGGGAGGGGGCTTCTCGCCGCTCGTCAGGGAAGCTTGGGTACCGGAAGGTTCATTTCGCGCCTGAGCTGGAGCAGCTCGCGAAACTCCGCCTGGGCGCTGCGCTTGCGCGGCCCTTCCGGCGACGTTTGCAGGTCCTTGTAGAATTCCTTCAATTCCTCCAGGCTCGCCAATGGATCTGGCAAGTCGATTATGTTCATCGAGGTATCGGGGACCATCGGCATACGCCTCCTTGACGCCTGTGAAGATTGAATTCTGGATTTCCTTGCCTGCCGCGGTCTTGGTGATAGTCTCGAGGTTTTTGCGCCAGTTGGGGATGAAATCGAGGTCGGAGAGCGGCGCCGTGTCCGTGTACCGAATCAAGCCCAGGCGCGCCACTCCCAACGAGATCAAGCGCGTGTACGCCAAGAACAGTTGCTCTCTAGTCAGCTTAAATTCACTGAAGGCTTGCATTACTCCGGGGTTTCTATAGGTCAGGTCCTTGGCAAGTTTGTTTGCCGCCCGCGTCGCCTTCTCGGACAAACTTACGTACCTTTTATCCCAGAGGGAATCCGGCTTGACCATGAAGGCCACGAAACCATTGTTGCCACGCACCACCGAAATCTTTTCCCCCGGGCTATTGTTGAAGGATTCGATATCCCCCGGAGAAAACGAAGTATTATTGGGGTGCGAGTGCACGAGGAGAATGCTCTGATTGGAGTCCCGTAGCAGGCGCGCAAGCGGAGTATTTTGACTGATGCGGACTTCACCCTTGTTGTTGGTGGTGAAGAAATCCGTGAGAGCGCCGCTGGGATCACCCATGAACGAAAGCGCGAAAGCGTGCTCCTTGGTGGTACGATTGGTCCCCGTCGTCAGCATGTCCAGGAGGCTCTTGAGACCCTGCCCCACCGAGGTGCGCTTATCCCACAGCGCCTTGGCATCCTGCAGGAGCGCGCCGTTCTGCTTGACCTTCTCGGTGCGCATCGTTCCGGCGCCCGCCGGCAGGGTCGCCCACTGCTCAAGGGTAATGGGCGCTTGCGCAGCAGGCTTCGCAGGCGCCGCGAAGAGGTCGGACTGATTGCCGTCGCCCAAGGCGCGCTTTACAGCGTCCAACGGCGAAACGGTAGTGCCAAACATATCGCCGCCGGGCGTTTGCTTCGAGGCGATGTCCACGAAACGGCGCAGGGCCTCCGCGATCTTGGGACGCCCCGCAGCGGTCGTGAGTTCACCAGCATTGTTCTTGTTGAAGAACGAGCGGAACAACGCTTCGGTCACGGGGTCGAGGGGATCGAACACGTCCTGCTGCGCGAGGACCTCTTGCGGAGTGCGTCCCTTCTCGCGCATCGTGCGAAGCATGTCCACGGCGCGCATCAGATTCTTCGTGATGTCGAACGCCGGATCGACCTGCCCGCTCTCGATGAGTGCGCGGAGCTGTGCCCAAGCTGGCGAAGCATCGATCAGCGCACCCGTGACGTTCTTGGCGTTGTCGTCCGTCGCTTCCATCGCGCGCTCGACGACGCTGGCATTTTCGTAGGCCCGCGCAAGCATGGCGCCCTGGAGACGCCGCACACCCTCCTGGGACAGCGAACCGTCGGGGTTCACAACCTGGTTACGCTCGGATTGCGGAAGAGCCGCAACCCAACCCTGCACGAACTTGCGGTTGCTTGCCGCCAGCACTCCACCTTGGGCATCGGCATCGAACGCCCGAAGCATGTCCGCAGTCAGGGCGTCCTTGTCTGCCTGCGCGCGCTCCGCCGCGGACAACGACATCGTCGCCGACTGATTGGCCTCGTAGACGAACTTCTTGCGCTCTTCGGGCGTCAGTTCCGACGTGCGTCGGCGGATGAGCACCGGGCGCGTGAGGTTCGACACGTCGTAGCCAGCAGCCTTTAGCTCCTGGACATAGGCCGCATAGCGCTGGGGGTTTTGCTCAGCCGCAGCCCGGATCGCCGCGACACGACCGTTGCCGCTTTCGACGATGCCGTCGGGCCCTACGATGGGCGCACCCCGATCCGCCTCGGCACTGGCCATCAGCCGCTGTGGGTCAAGGTTGGCTGCGATCTGGGCAATCTGCTCGGCGGACGTTGCGCGCGTACGGTCGCGCGGCTGAAGATCCCCGGAGGCCGCCGTCAGGCTGTCCAGCTCGACGACTTCGTACTGCGTATCCACTTGGCGCCCAGTGGCCGTGGTGACCTTCTGCTGGCGCGGCATTCCTTGCGCGACTTCAGGCGCAGATGGCTGCGTCTCAGGCGTCGGGGGCGCCACTTCAAGTGCGGGCGGCGTCGCCTCGGCTTCAGGAGGAACAATCTCGGGCGCGGGTGGAGTCACTTCCGGGGCCGGCGGCGTCACCTCGGGCGCTGGCGGAGCAGGAGGAGTTATTTCTGGCGCAGGAGGCGTCACCCCCGGTGCCGGGGGCGTAACTTCAGGGGTGGGCGTCACCGGAGGAGCGAGAGGCGTACCCTCGGGCGCGGGAGTAATTTCCGTGGTTGCGGGAGGAACACTCTCGGGTGCGGGAGTAATTTCTGGGGGCGCGGGAGGCGTGCCCTCTGGGGCGGGGGGCGTTTCTGGGGGCGTTTCGGGGGGCGTGGTGGTCTCTTCGGCGCGCGTGGGGACGAAGCCCATGCCCTGGCGCTGCACGGCACCCTCGCGCTGGAGAGTGCCCCAGATGTCGATGGCCTCCTGCGGGGTGAGGTTGCGCCCCAGGGTGGCGTCGAGCCACGCCTTGTCAACGGGGCCCTCGGCGGTGCCCAGGGCGGCGCGCACCGTATCGATATCGCTGGGGGGACGCGCCCCTTCGGGAGCCCCCGCCGCAGCGCGCCGACGCGCACCCATGTAGCCGCCCGCCGCCCCAAAGGGAGTGACACCCACGGCAGCTCCCGCGCCGGCCTCGAGGATCTTGAACCAGTCGATGCTCTTGTCGGCGAGGATGTTCATCGCCGTCTGGTCAAGCAGCGCCTGGGCGCCCTCGGTGAGCCCCTCGAATGCCTGCGCCTCGAGGGTTCCCGCCAGCGCGCCCGCCGCCCCCGGATAGTTCTTGAGGAGGCGTGCAGAGACGAGGTCGGTAACCTTGTCGGAGAAGTCTGCCCCGCGCGTCCTGCTCAGGAGGCGGGTGATGGGGAGGACATCCAGAGAGGCCTTCAGCGCACCCACGGAGAAGGCGACGCCCGGGCGGATCTGCCCCGTCTCGTCGAAGATGGAGGTGAAGCTCTCCGGGATATTCTGGGCGCCAGAGGAGAGGGCAAGCGCCCCCGTCATCGCCACATTACGCCCAACCTGGGAGAGGGCCTGCGTCGTTGCCTGCTCGGCTGTAATGGCAGTGCCGGTGCGCGCCGCATTGGCGAGGGCTGCAGCTTCCCCGCGCGCCACCGCAGCGGCGGCCATGCGCCCCAAGCCGAAGCGCGCCGCAGCCCCCGTGGCAACCGCACCGACGGCGGCAGCGGGGGTGGCGGGAAGGAGGGCACCCGTGGCAAGCGCGCCCGCGACACCCACGCCGATGGAGGCGGCGGCCTGGCCCGTCTGCTCCAGCGCCCACTGGCCGAAAAGGGAGGGATCCTTTAGAACGTCCTCGAGCTTGTAGCGGGTTTGAAATCCACCCTTGAGGTTCTCCTGGGTGCGCTCCTGGACACCTTCAAGGGTTTCCTTGGCGCCCTCTTCGTTGCCCATGGCCCCCTGCGCCATGGCGTAGCCCACGGCGGGGATAGACTTGACGGACTCCATGCCCGTGGCAAAGCCGCGCCTGAGGGCACCAGGACCCTCCGGGTTCTTGCCGGGCACCCACCGCATGCCGCTCCAATAGATGGTGTCGGCCCCGGGTGTGCCTTTGTTGGGGACGTACTTCTCGCCGTCCCACTCGAAGAGTTCACGCTCGGCCATTTACCTTACGCGCTGGGTTGGCAGGGTAGGTGCCGCGGGGGCTGCAGGCATCCGGCCCCCGGTAATCCGGGACCATTCTTCCATGTAGCCCTGCAATTCGGCCCGCGCGGCATCGATCTCGTCGTCGATCCTTTGCCTCTCGGAGGCCTGCAGGGCCTGGTTTCGGTCACGTTGCCGGGCAGTGATGCGAGCGTTGAGATCACGAATATTCTGCTGGAGGATGGCCAAGGGCGGCCCGGCTTCCCGCACGGTGGCAAGCCTGTCGGTGGCGTTGGCGCGCAACTCTGTGGCGACTGCGAGGCGCTCCTGGACCTTGAGGATTGCCGCGCGATGCGCCGCCTCGCTGGCGTAGTTCGCGCGCTGCGAGATGATCTTCTCGAGTTCGAGGCGGAGCTGCTCTTCCTTCTGCTCCAAGCCCTGGATCTCGGAGCGGATCTTGGTGCCCAGTTCGGCGCGCTTGTAGGCGCGGTCGAGGCGCTTTTCCCCCCGGGCCTCTTCGCGCGCGGCCTGCTCCCCAAGGGTCTTCAGCGCAGCGCCGCCGCCCGTGGCAATGGCTTCGAGGGGGGACTTGCCCGCCCCGCCCATGAGGATGTTGAGCCCCGCGTTGATGAGCGCCGTGTAGGGCGAGTCCATGATGTTGGGCTTGCGCTCGGGCTCGGCAAGCGTCTTGAGGATATCGGCGGTCTCCGACGAAGCGCGCGCGCGCCGAGACTCCGCACCCTCGCCCGGGGCAACTCGAGGAGCACCGCCGCCAGCAGCAACAGGGGCGGGAGTGGGGGTCGTGCGGGCGGGCCTCTCCTCCGCAGGGGGCGCGGGGGGTGCCGGCGCCACGGGGGGCGGGACAACCGTGCGGATCGCCTCGGACATCAAGTCTTCGGGCGTGGCCGTGGGACGCATGTCCGCCGGGGGGCGATTTTCGGCGGGCGGGGTGACGGCAGCTTGGGCCTGCTCGGCGATATTTCTCTGGCGAATATCCGCGCGCATCCGCTGCATGGCGGCGTCGTGCTCGGCCTCGCTGACTTCCCGCTCGAGGTCTGCCGGCACCTGACCCATGCCCGGGCGAGCCTGCTGCGCCAAGGCGCGCGACCGGAGAATGGTGAGCACCTGGTTGCGATAAACCTCGGGGAGATTGGGAAAGGTGGGACTGTCCCGAAGGCTCTCGAGCTGCCTCTGCGTGAGGGAGGATAGGTTGGGAAGCTCAGCCATGTCAGCCTCTGCGCAACGCTGCGGCGTAGGTGTCAGAGAAGTAGGGCTGCGGCGCCGCGGGCACCGATTGGAAGAGATCCATCAAAAACTTGAGGGACTTGGAATCCATCTTCTCGACGGGCTGGCCCGCCGCTGCAGAGGGCTTGCTCGCCGCCGGGCGCACCGCGCCGCCAGACATCCCCTCTTCGTAGTGGGGGTCGAGACCCTCCAGGGGATTCTGCACCGGGGGTGCCGGGGGCGGGGGCAACGGCGGGTTGAGCGTATCGTAGCGCCGCATGTGCTTGCGAGCCCCGGGGCCCGTGGGGACGCCACCCGTGCGATCAACCGTGCCCATCCCCGAGTGGTAGGCGTAGACGGCGAGGCGCATCAAGTCCCGGTCTGTGGCATCGGGGAACTTTTCACGCAACTGCTTGAGGTTGTCTCGAGTGAGGCGCCCGGCGATATCGATGGCTTCCTCGGGCTTGAGGGGGTTGCCTCCATACTGCTTGGCCGTGGCGGGCATGATCTGCATGAGACCCTGCGCACGCGCGCCCGACCTGGTGGGGGAACCCAGCGCCCTCTCGGGGTTGCGAACCGTGCCCGTCTCCAACTGCTGGATGATGCGCAGGAGGTCGGGGGGCAACCCATACTTCTCGGTGGTAGCGTTGAAGAGGGAGGTGTAGTCGCTCATGGTCAGGAAGCCTCGGCTGCGTTATCCGTGGCCACCTTGTAGTTGACCATCTTCAAGCCATTGACTTCGACAACCGCCTCGGGATAAATCTTTTCCACCTCGTCCGCCATAAGTCCGATCTGCCATTTGCCATTAGCCAGCGTGTAGCGATAGAGCTTCTGGCCGTCCTTGAGAACGCCAATCTCTTCAATGTTTGTCTTGAGGCGGCGGTCAGATCCCCCGAACAGGTTGGGGAAGGTCTGGCTCAACCCGTAGATGCCGAGGCCCGTCGTGCCCAGGCCGGCTGCAGCGGAGAGGGGGGACATCTGCGGGGTGAACTGCTGGCCCGTAGTGGTGGTGGTGGCTGGCTGCTGCGCCATGCCCAGGAGACCACCCAGTTGGCCCAACTGCTGCATGCCATAACCCTGGCCCCGGAGGTACTCCTGGTAGCCCAGGTCACGCTGCTGCTGCTCAAGCTGGCGCGGGAGGGCCTGCGACGACATGATGGATTGCAAACCCCCAAGGCCCAACTGTTGGGCCTGCGCCCCGATGTTGCTGAAGAGGGGGGCCGCCTGCAACTGGCGCTGGGCCTCCTGCTGCTGCAGGCCGGTGCCCGCCGTGAAGGCCCTTTCGAGACCCGTCTGCTGGATGTCAGTGAGGCGCTGGCCCAAATTGCGCTCCGCTTCGGCTTCCTGCACCCCGTAGCGAGCCCCGCCGAAGGCACCCTGGCGGGAGGCTTGGAACCCCATCTGGGGCCGCATCTTCTCGAAGTCCCGCACCGCCTCCCGCTTGGCGATGTCGGTGACGTACTGGGTGTAGGGGTTCATGTACTGGGAGTAGTCGATGTCTCCCACCCCGCGCGAACCAAGGGCGGCGCTCTCGTAGGCGGAGGCGAGCCCCGGCATGTAGGCGCCGGCGGCCATGGGGACCTGGCCAATCGTCTGCTGCTCGGTTGCACTGAGGGGGGCAACGCGCTGCGCGGGGTCGTAGTATTCGTAGGGGGTGGCGCGGACCTCGGCTTCGCCCGCTTCCACCAGGCGCTGCATGGCATCCTGGTACCACGCCGGCAGTTGGGGCGTCGAGACCGTGGTGGTCGGCGTCGAGGTGGGTGTAGGAGTCTTGCAGAGAAAGCCCATCAGAAATCCCTCAAGTAGACGCCGCCCACCCGGGCAAGCCCGTGACGCTCGTAGAAGTTGTCCTTGCGCGCCACATCCTCCCCGTGCACCACTGCCATTAGGAGGGGGAGTCCCCTCATTTTAGCATATTCGAGGGCGGCGCGCAATAGGTGGGAAGCGATGCGTGAGGTGCGCGCACACGGGGCAACATAGAAGACGAGATCCCCCAGGAATTTGCCGTGGGAGTACCAATGTTCTCCCTCCTGGAGGGCGAGGACACCTGCGAGCCTATCCCCCTTGTGGGCAAGGAAGATGCGACCCCCCTGCAGGCAATCCCCGAGGGCAGCTTCAACCTTGTGCGGGGCAATGGGAGGCAGCCCCACGGGTGCCCCCGCATGCATCTCCACGAGGAGGGCCCCGATGGCGGGGATGTCCCCCTCCTTAGCGACCCTTATCATAGAGCCTCACGAGGTCGCCCACGCTGTAGTTCTGCGGTGGCTGCTTCTCGTGGCCGTAGGCCTTCTTGCGGATTGCCTTGCGCAGCCCGTCGAGCTTCTTGGCACCCGCCGTGTTGTTGCCATCCCCAAGGGCCGCCACCGTCGCAGCATCGAAGACAAACTCCCCGGAGGAGAGCCGGGCGGGCCCCTTCCCATCGATGATGGCGGGCACATCATCATCCATGCCGCCGCTACCCCCGGGGACGTAGCCCCCGCGCGCCAAACGGTCTCCGGGTCCCGGGTCTGGATTGCTCGTATCTGGAGTGGGATCTGACCCCGGGGTTCCCGGTCCGCCTTGACCCGGCTGCACATTGGTATCAACGCCAAGGACACCCGTACCAAGAGCTTCCACATCAGCGGGCATCGCTCCAGAGGTCGCCTTAGCAGCCAGGTCAAAAGCTGCCGCCAATCCCGGAATTCCCTGCATGCCGAGAAGAGATTCATCGTACATCGTGAGATTATGCGGCTGATTAAGGGCACTCATCATCTGTTGGTCAATCGATTTGCCAAAAAGACCAAAGGTTGCCCCGGCCAGTAGAGCATCTTTCATAGACAATTCATCTTTGATGCCATAGCTGCGGAGAGCATCCTGAGCAGACAGGGCGCTAAGGGCGGTAACGGGTGCCCCCAAGGGAAGTCCGGTTGCCAGACCAATGGCTCCCGCAATCTTGCCAGCAGTGTCATAACCTTGAATGGCAGGGGGATTATAGCCTGTGGGGGAAGTGGGACTTGCGCCAGCAGGATTATCTCGCCCCCCTTCTCCCGCACTTCCCTCCTGCATTCCGCGCATGACGGAAGCGACGCCCGGGGGCACGGGGGTCTCCTCGCGGGTGGGCTGCGTCCCGTAGATGCCCATGTAGCCGGCATTGCGCGGGGAATAGACGGGCATGGGTTCCAGCGTGCGCGGAGCCTCGGGGGGAAAGTTGTAGGGACTTGTGTAGCCGTAGGCATAGCTCTGGAAGGGATTCATGTCTTGTCCACCTTTACGAGACCCTTGTCTTGCAGGTCGGAAAGCAACTTCACGAGGGTGTTGGCCACCGCCGTGACGGTAATGTTCCCCAGATCGATGGTGGCGCTAGCTGGGATTGTACCAGAGACAGCGTAGCCTGTCACCCCGGGGCCCGTCACCACCTGGCCGTGGTAGAGGTTGAGGACGCGCACCAACTCACCCCACGCACTCTGGGCATCGGGCTGGAGGGAGAGAGGGGGAAGCGGGAGGAGGGGCTTCATCGCTCACCGTCGGGGGCCACCCGAAAACGCATGGCACCCAAGCGCCACGAGGTGTTGACACCATCCCCGTCGATGCGATAATATGCGTGGCGCCCCCGTATACGCAGGTCGATCTTCTGTGTCTGCGCCGATACGGTGAAGGGCCCCTTCGTGACTTCCTGCGCCGTCGGAGTATTGGGGTACTTGAGGGTGTGCAGCGTAATTTCGACGTTGCCCGGCATCGCATCCCCATTCCTATCGGAGAAGTCGGGGATGATCCTATCCATGTACATCAACTCTTGGCCCGCGTCCAGATCGAAGAGATTGCTCTCGATGTAGGATGGGAGGGCCGCTCCGTCGGCGTCGTTGCCATACTCATGATAGTAGAGCTTGGTGGCACTGCCGGCATACTCGGCGGCAATGGGGTAGGTGGCAATGCCCTGGTCGATCCACGCCGTGCGCACCATGGTGCCGATTGACCACAGATCCTGCATGTAGTCATAGATGACGTAGGAGTCCACTTCGCCCGAGGTGGTGGGGTAGAACCAGATGACCTCGTTGTAGGAGGTGTTGGAGCCGCACACGATCTTGTCTAGCTGGGTGCGATCCAGGGCCTCGAAGACGTAGCGCAGCACGTCGCACTTCAGGGGTCGCGCCGCCGCACCATCATACATCATGAAGCGCTCGTCGGCCATCCAGTAGGTGCGGCCCCCCACCTCCGTCATGGCATTCTGGCCCAGCACCCCGCAGTTGGTGCCGATGAGTTGGAACCCGAAGGTATACGGGGGACCAACCTGCTGCATGCTGTAGAGGTTCTCGTCGGTCCAGATGAGGATTTGGCCCCGGGTGCGCCTTGCTGCCACGATCTTGGAGGCCCCCGAGAGGACCTTGTCGCCCGCCGTGTTGGTTGCCGAGGCCGTCCAATCGTTGATGTTTTCCTGCGAACACCACCGGATGTAGAGGGGGTTCACTACCGAGGTCAGGGCGTCGGGGCACCCGAAGGAGATGAGGTGCCTATCTTCGGGGCTCACCAGGATCTGCGTATTTTGGGAGGGGGTGGCGGTAACCTGGTAGGCTCGCTTGGCGGTACCCTGCGAGGAATCCCAATAGTAGATGCCGTTGTTGCGGGGGGATGCCACCAGGTCCTCACCCCAATTGTCCATGCTCCAGTAGCGCAGCGGGGCCACGAAGGCTGAAGAGGCGGGAGTACCCCAGCCCTGGCCGCCGCTCCACACGCCGGCACCCCACCCAAAGGTGGCAGCGTTGCTGGGGAAGCCCGTGGTAAGATTGAAGAAGCCCGTGGCCACACCACCTGCGGTAGCTGAGGTGGCGGCGGCAGTGACGCCCGTGTTGATGGTGAAGCTGTTGGCATCCACCACCGTGATGGGGAAACCCCCCAGGGGCGCACTCACCGGGTAGATGTTGCCGCCCACCGTGGTGGTGATGGAGGTGAAGTAGAAGTAGTCGCCGGTGGAGTGGCCGTGGGCCGACACTGAAACCGTGATGGTGGTGGAGCCCGCCGAGGTGCTGATGATGTTGGAGGCGGAAACCGACGCGTCCACCGGAGTGATGTCGTAGTACTTGCCGCCGTCCCACACCATGAGGTGGGAGTTGGTGCCCACCGCGAGGTAGGTGGTGCCCGCCAGGTTGACCCACGTGAAGAGGGAGCGGCCCACGCCGGGTATCGTGGTGGTGTCCCCCACCCCGTTGATGTTCTGCCATCCCCCAATTTTTTCGGGCTGGCCGTAGCGGAACCTTACCTTGTCGGCATCGTACCAGCCGCCCTCGCCCGCGTAGCGGGTAAGCTCCCGGTTGATGCCGGGCTTGGCGGGTGCCGTGATGAGGCGGGGACTACGGGGTGCGTCCGCCACGCTTCTTCTCCAGGTACTCTTGGACGGTCTTGCTCTCGTAGATGCGGATGCTGGTCCACACTATGGTGAAGATGGCAGCAATGGCCGGGAGCATACCCGAGATGGTACCCACCACGGTGGCCACGGATGCGGTGTCGAGAAGGTGCTTGGTATGGTCATCCATGGCCGTAACCTTAGACGAGGGCGTAGGGGATCACACGCACAAGCCAGTTGGCCGCCGTGATGGTGTTGGCCGAACCCGGAGGAACAGCGGTCTTGTTGACGACGCCTGGGAGGGAGTTGTTGGCAATCTCAAGGTAGGTTGCCGAGGTGTCAGCCCGAACCTGGAGGACAATCGTGCTGCCCGCGATCACATTGACTCCGGCGTTGAGGATGATACGATCCCCCGCCGAGAAATTGTACTCGGCGCTCTTGCACTCCAGGTAGGTCGTGAAGAAGGTCGGAGTTGCGGAGAGGCCATGCGTCTGCGTCGTGCGTGTGTTGACTGCGATGGGGTCCAACACCAGAGCGGTGCCCGCAACCATGCGCGCTGCGCTGGTGACGGCAGTGGCCTGCAGGGTCCCGTCGGGGAACTTGAAGCCTCCCGTGGTGGACTCCACCGTGGCGGCGACGGTGAGGGCCTTGGAGACGTTGACCGTGCTTGTGAAGACGGCAGCGCCCGTGACCGAGAGGGGGGCCCGCACCGCCACCGCAGAGGTGAAGGTGGCTGCACCCGTGACGGAGAGTGGGGCGTTGATGGTGACGGGAAGCGTGAATGCTGCCGAGGCGGAGACCGAGACAGGCCCCGTGAAGGTGGTGGCAGAAGCAAAGGTGTTGGTATTGGTGAAGACGTTGGCGGCACTGAGCTGGACGTATGGGAGCATCGCGTTGACCACCGAGGTCCCGTCGATGACGAGGAAGACCCAGAGGTCGCGGGGCAGCACCACGCCTGTACCCGCCGAGGTGCGGAACGTGACGTTGGCCCCGGAGGCTTGGCAGCGCACCCAGTAGGTCTTGGCCACGTCGGGCACCACCACGGAGATGGCGGAGGTGACCGTGCCCGTGAGGTTGAGGACGGCGTTGCGAGCCTCGTCGGACACACCGTCGGCGGCACTCACCGTGTAGCTGGCGTTGCCCGAGATGTTGATGCTGCAATAGCCTGTGATGGCCTGCTGCACCAAGTTGAGGTTGTTGTTGGTCTTGACACCCCAGGTGTTGGCGTTCTCGCCAGTAGCCTGGAGTTCGAGGCGGAGGGAGGAGGAATACGTAGAGGGCATTACACGCCTCCCTGCAGGGTATTGTCGCCGCCGGCGGGCGAGTTGTTATTGAGGTTGTCATCCTGGCGGGTACGCCGGGCCTCGTTGCGCAGCTTCCCAACGGCGTCCTGGTACTTGCCCTCCCAGAGGGCGGCGGCCTGGTAGTTCTTCATGAACATGCAGGCTTCCTGCATGCACCCATAGAAGAGGGCTTCGGGGGCATACTCCGTGAGCCAGTTGGTGGAGGTGCCCACGCTGCCAATGGAGGTGGGGATCTGCACGTAGGAGATTTCGAGGGAGGCGCTGGTGGAGGGCGCGGGGGCCACCAGGATCTGGTTGTACCCCCAGCGGGCATAGTACTTGGGTTCACCCACGGAGGTGCGCTGCGGCCAGTACTCTCGGAGGAACTCGTCAGTACGCATGATGAGCTGGCTGTACCTTCCCGCCGACACGTAGGTGACGTTCTTCAGCACCAGTGCATCGGAGGGGATGGACACCAGGTAGGTGGAGACCGCCGCTGTAGTGTACACCACGAAGCCGTAGGTGTCAATGTCGCGGGCCAGGCGCATCCGCGTCTGGTCGATGAAGGTGGGGATGGCCGCCGCGAACTCCGTGTCGTCATTCTCGGTGGCGCTGCGGATGTAGTCGTAGAGTTGGGTGTAGGATGTGGACATGGCTCACCCGCTCACGTATCCAGAATCGCAGGCCAGATTGCCTTGAGTTCTTCTGGGGTTGATGCCGATGCCATGCGCGGGTCCTTCGTCACGTCGCGAAGAAGATTCTTCTTGGCAACGATGTCTGAAGTTGTGGAGTTGGTTTCCAAGGCTCGCTGGTAATCCACGTCAAGCTTGGCCAGCAGGGGTGCACGCGCCTCACGCATCCTATCCTTGTGGATCTCTCGGGCCTTGTCCATGTTGATGCGGATCATTCCTGGTACTCCCAAGCATCCCTGAACGTGCGATCCGAAGGAATGTCAGACATGTGGATAATCTTGAACGGCTTACCCAAGGGAACATCCTTAACCGCAATCTCATCTATGGTAAGTCCACAATCAGCGGGAATTACAACAGCAACTCCGCCCTCGTCCGTAGGATAAATGATTCGCCATTCTGACATGGTTTCCTCCTAGCGTACAGCCACTACATAAACATAATCTCGGTCAAATGCGTTGTTACCCGGAGTGCCAACGATGATGCGAACTGCCGAGGTGGTGATGGTTGCAGGATTTTTTAGCGCAACCACCCCGTTGGGGGCGGCATCGCCGTTTCCTTGCTGAGAAAAACCTGCGCAAGCATAATTGGCGTCTGGAAAATTAGTAGCAAAGTTTATGGTGTAGTCACCGACGCCATTGTCCGTGAGAGAGGAAACATTGCCCGAATTTCTGATGGCAATAGTCCCAGTGCCATTGAAGTTCACCCAAGCGCGCACTCCGTAGGCGAGGGCACCCGAACCGTATCCACTATTGAAGGACAGGTCGCTGCTGATCACCACCGAGGAGTTGACCTTCAGGGTAGATGCCAGCGACGTGGCACCCTTGATATCAACCGACGACACAAAGGTAGCCACGCCCGAAGTCGTAAAGGTTCCCGACACACTGACGTTGCCCGAGAAGGTAGCGTTGCCGGTGGTGATGAGCGTACCGCCAATGGAGGTGGCACCTCGAAGGTTCACTGCCGACAGGAGGTTGGCTACGCCGGACACCGTGAAGGTACCGGACACCGACACGTTGGAGTTGAAGGTACCTGCGCCGTTGACCACCAAAGTAGAGGCAAGGGACGTGGCGCCCCCGATGCCAACGTTGCCGCTGGCGTCGATCCGCATGCGCTCGACGTTGTTGGTTCCGAGAACAAGCGGATATGGATCATACGCAAAAACTTCCAAACTGCCGTTTTGCGACTCAATTCGCGAAGTGGACGCCGAGCTGCGAGCGTACAAGTGAATGCGCTCGCCTCCGGTCGTGTTTGCCAGTCGAAGCGATTCGCCGGTTGCGTTCTCGACCTGCAAACGAACAGATGGCGACGTGGTGCCGATACCCACGTTGCCGCTACTGTTGATCCGCATGCGCTCGGTAGTGCCGTTGGTGCGTAAAATTAACGCACCCGGAGTGCTCATATATGTGTTGTCA